ACTGTCGCTAAGTTGAGACCAACGTCAAAAAAAAATATAACTCATGTTTGGTGTACTAAATTTTTGGATGATTTGATAGAACATCCATCAAATTTAGTTGCTAAGAAAATATATCCACCTTGTATCACTAAATTGAACGGTGGGGTATATGAGTGGTTCCCTCAACAAGGTAAGGAAGATGAAGATGAAGATGAAGATGGTTTATCCTGGGAAGAGGTGTCTCAATCGCCCCCAGAAACAAAAACATTTTCAGAAGTTTTGACTTCCATACACCAAGGAGATGGTGAAGATGCCTCTGATGAAGTTCTTGAAATTGTAGAGAATGATAACGCTAAGCCCAAACTTAGTGAGGCAAATAAAATGACGACTAATCCTTATGTTAATCCTTCCTTTGTTAAGGCTACTTATAAAGGTAATAGGGATAACGTCATTGAGATTGAAGAACAAGATAAACCAGCTGAAGAAGAGAATTGGTTGTTTGCAAGTGCTCGTGATTTTCTTTCAGAGACAATTTTTGGATCCTTGCTTGATTTTTTCCAGAAAAAGAAAGAAAAACTTGTGAATTTTCTTGGTGGAGATACAGAGTCACCCATGAGATTTATAGTTGCCCTTGCTCCAGAATTAATAGAGCAGGCTTTGAAATATGCAAAAGAGCATCCTAGTCAACTAGGTGCTGCTGCAGCTTTTATGATTGTATTGGTGAAAATAAAGACACTTTATGAACATGCAGTTCGTTATTATATGCAAAGCCCAGCTAATCAAAAAGACACGTTGATAAATGTGTTTCCTCTTGAAGGTGTGTTGGGTGCAATTGCACTTAGCCCTATAGCTTGTATAATAGGAGCTTTAGGATTGCATGGTGTCTGGCAGAGAACTATGGAAAATAAAGACATTGAAAAGTCTAGTTTTCTAGAATTGTTAGGAGGCCTTGCTAAAGGTACTACGACTTTTATTGCTGTCACTGGTGCTTTAATGAGTGCTATTAATTTGGCAGCTTTTTCCTCTGCAAAGAATCCATCGAAGAATTTTGTTACTTCAAATAGAGACATGACTCATAAATTAAATTCTATACCTCCTCGTGGTCCAAGACCAGAAGTGCAACATCATGCATACACTTTTGGTGTTATAGAACCGCAGTTACCACCTCGTCAATCTAGGCTTGGTAACCAACCTACATTTCATGATGTAAAACCAATGCGTCAGGAACGTAAGAGTAAGAGAAGAAATAGGAGGAATAAAAAGAAACAAGTAGAGCAAGTAGTGGCTACTCGTGTGAAACCTGTCGTTAAACGTAGGGAAAAGCCTGTGGAAAAACCTTGTGCTGTTTGTAAGGGTAATTTTACACCTGCACAGCCTAGACAAATACGTTGCACACCATGCAATAAGAAAGGCTTAATCCCAAAGTCCATTACTGTTCAAAAAACATGTGTGAAATGCCAAAAGAAATTTTCGCCTGTTTCAAAGGCTCACACAAAATGTAAGTCATGTTTTCAGAATCGTTTTCAGCAACCCGAAATTGAGGAACATGGAAGAAGAAGAAAAAAGAAAAGACATTACAATGATTATGATAATTTAAATAATCTTGATGTTTATGTCGATCGATCTCGTAAGAATGAGATTAGAACTTTTCAGGAAGAAGAAGAACCTTTTGTTCGCCCTAGGTCAAAGGGCGCTCATCAATGGGAGGATTATGGTGATTGGGAAGATGATGTTGATATGTCCAATAAGATAGAGTGGAACTCAAAAAAATTATCTAAAGTGTGTTCCAACAAAGCTATTGAATACCATGCTAAGATACCAGTCCACTCCATTTCAACCAATGTTGTTAAAGTTGGTACAGAAGAGGAGACTGTTGGGTATGCTTACCTGGTTAGTCCATCACTTTTTGTTTGCCCATCCCATTATAAGTACGTTGAATTCGTTTGGCGTGCAAAACAGAAATTCCCATGTCGATTAGTTGAGGAGTTTAAAGATCCTACTGGAGTTGAAGGAGTATCCCTTTATGAGTTTAAGGGAACATTGCCTACTAATAAAATAGCTATGGCTACTCCTCCTAGCGAATTTGCAGGTATTATTATCGCTCCAGGTTTTTCTCAAATTTCTTCTTGTCAACATATAGATAATTCGTTGATTGCATATATAGCGGAATCCACATTTGGAGATTGTGGACAACCTGTTATTGATACTGAAAAGGGAACTGTTGTTGGTTTTCATATTGGTGTTAACAAGTCCGCTAGAGTTTCTCACTTTGCCTATGCTGTAGCCCTCTCCCCTACCTTGTTGCGTAATCTATCCAACAAGGTTAAGGAGTTGGGTTTCTAACCGCTCATCCACTATATCCACGAGTCCAAGTTCGACCATCCCGTGCACCCCGTGAGTTTAAAAAACTCATCTACTATGGTAGATTGATGACTAAAAAACTGAGATCTAAATCTCAGTTTTATCCGGATTTAAGGGAATTTGGTGTCGACCTTTTGATGCACTCACAGATAGGTGAAGGGTATCAATTGGCACAACTTGGATCAGTGGATGAGCTGTATGATCGTTTGGGAAAATATGATCGAGATGACCCTCCTCTAAATAGAGTAGCAGCTAAAGACTCGATCACGTATTTTCTCGACCGTATAGGGCCTTGTCAGTTTTATGACTTTGATGAAGCCTATGAGTTGATGGATAAATCCAAATCTATAGGGTTTGGAGCACAACGAGGAAAGATTTTTTCTAGAGAAGACCCTGATATGTATGAGTATATGAAGGAGTACGTTAAAGTATCTTCTGAAACACCTCATCATGTCATTGTCAACGCCTCTCAAAAAGATGAAGTGCGTGTGATAACTAAAACACCTCGTTTGTTTACAGCATTTCCCCCAGAACATACTCTTTTAGCTTCAATGTGTCTTGGGGATTTTGTCCGTCAATTTTTAAAACATCGGTTTTGCGTTGACCATTCAATTAGTGCAGTTGGTGACGCTATGCAAAATGGAGCTGCGGCTTATTACCGATATATTATGGATTGGCATCCATATACTTATTGTACTGATACAAGTGCTCAAGATTCTTCAATCTCTCCCGATTTTATAGATATGGTTTATGATGAGATTAAGTTGAAATATGATTTTACTCCTGTAGAAGAGTCTTTGTTTGAAGCAGTTAGGTTTAACTCTATTAATAAGATGATGAATGTTAATGGAGACTTGTATCTTGTACCTCGTGGATTGGGATCTGGTGATTATTTAACCACTATTATAAACATCATGTGGCGTTTATACATGGTGTTGGAAAATTATAATCATGATTACTGCACTTTTTATGATGATAACATGGTTATTATAAATGGTGATGATCTTATTATGTCTAGTAAGTATCCTGATTTGGACCTTAATTCTAGGCATGCACAAATAGAATGGGCGGGGAAACCAGTTCCCTGGTCTGAAATGGATTTTTGTTCAATCAAGTTTGATCCATATGTGCACCACGATCCCAATAAGGTTTTGGCTGTTCTTTACCATCGTAAAAAGAAAGCGCATCAGCTATCTCCTGAGTTTGAGATGCAGCGCCTTGGTGGTTTGTTACGAGTTTTATGTAACGAACAAATTTACGAGTTAGTGCTTGGTAAAATGTTAGACTTATTAAAGAAGTACCCTGAATTGGAAGATTCTTATAATAGTCTTTATATTTCTTATCATGAATTGTATTCTAATTACAATTCACCTTTTCGTTTTGATTAATTACCTATTTTCGTCTATGCCACGACGTTAAACTGGCCTCCCCCAGGTGGGAGTGGGTTATTAAATCCGTAAGGAGCCCATATAAAAAACATGAAGAAATTCATTGTTAAGAAAAACCCTGGACAACGTCCAAAACCAAAGCCAAAACAAAAACAAAATGTTACTATTATTGAACAATCTAAGCCAAGTAATAGGAATCGTAGACGCAGAACAAGAACTGGTAAGAACCTTAATCCTCAGATTAATCGTGTTCCACTCGTACGTCAGCGTTCTAGTAACCGTAATCGTGCTTATTATCATGAAGATGAATTTATTCAAGATGTGAAAGGTTCGGTTGCTTTTTCAGTTGGTGCAAATCTGGCCATTAATCCAGGCCAGGTTGCAACATTTCCTTGGCTATCGCAAATTGCTTCGCGTTATGAGAAGTATTCTTTTAAGAGATTGCGATTTTATTACAAACCTATGGTCACTCAGTATACTGCAAATTACAATACAGGTAAAGTCATGATGAATTGTGATTATGATGCTTCTGATCCTGCACCTTCTTCCAAACAACAGGTGGAAGATTCTGACCCCCATGTAGATGGTATGCCTTACCAATCTTTTTCTTTTGTGTTAAATCCGAAGGAAATGAATGGGATGACTTCAGATGCTCATTATGTTCGTACTGGTGGGTTACCTGGTGGCACTGATATTAAGACTTACGACGTCGGAAATCTTTTTGTTTCGACAGTCGGGCAAGCTGACACAGGTTCAATAGGTGAGCTGCGTGTAGAGTATGATGTTGAGCTTTCAGTTCCCATACTAGATAACAACGATAAAGCACCTACAAATAATTCAGTCTTATTTGCTGCTGGAGATACTACCGTAGCAGTAACGACTGCAACCCACACTTATTTACCACTTGATGTTGTGACCAATGGTATAGGAGCTACAGTCACCGCAGATACTTTTACTTTACAGCCTGGTAACTACACTCTTCAATGGACTTGCACTCTTAAGTGTACGGCACAAGCTATGAAAGAAAATTGGTCTACATTGTATGATGTGACCAATGCAGTAAATCTGACTGGCGATACTGACACCGAGTCTGACGCCATCTTTGCTGCTTCCTGGTGTATTACCGGTATCTGGTACCTCCAGGTTGGAACTGCTAATACTTACGCTATTCGTGGGTATACAGCTTTTGCTTCTGGCGCTACAACAGGTCAATGCCAGTTGATAGTCCATTCTGTCTAGTTCACGACAATAAACTGAATTTAGGTTATGCTTAAACCAAAAAGCACCATAGTTATGCTTTAGCTTAAAAGCATGGGTTTTTTAGGACACCTCTTTTTTATTGACATTGTCAATACCTTGAGGGGTGTTTTAAGCCCCCTTGGTGTTGGCAGTGATCAATTTTTATGGTCCTGTTTTAC